GTAAGTTTTTCTTGAGCTACAGTTAGATCTCTTTGAAGATTTATTATTTGAGTTTGATTAGAATTAATTGTGTCTGTTAGATTAACAATATACTTAACGCCTGTAAATGTTCCAAAAAGAACGGATGCTATGACAGGTACTAATACAAAGTTTTTCTTAAATAATTCTGCTATTGACATGATAAACACTCCTCGTATTCAATTTCTTTTTCTGCTTCATGAAGACATTTTTTACATCCACATATATCCATTAAAGGTGAGTAGTGCCCTGAATCAATCTTATCTTCATTGCAGTGACACCCATGGCCACAAGTTTTACATTTTACAAACATGCCGGTATTTTATCAGAAAATGTTTTGTAGGAAAAGTATTTTATTATTTTATTTCACCCCAATTAGGGCCAGATTCATAGTCAACTTTGTTAGGTACTTCTAAATCAACTGCAGTTTCCATGATATTTTTTATCTTTTTTGCTTGTTCTTCTGATTCAACAGAAAAATCTAACTCATCATGTATTTGTATATGAGCTAATAATCCTTGTTTGTATAATTCTACCATGGCTTTTTTAGTCATATCAGCAGCACTCCCTTGGATTAATTTATTTAAAGCTTTGTAAGTAAAGGCACGTCTTGTTGGGTTTTTATGCCAGTAGTTTTTCTTAGGTTTACCTTGTTTATCTTTAATAATATTTTCTTCAAAATCTTTTAATACAGGTCCCATATCTTGAAGTTCTTTCATACGTTCCTCATCTTCTGCAGGTACATAAGTTCCCCAATCATCACCTCTAAGTACAGGTTCATATTTAGGAAATCTACAACGTCTTCCAAGTATAGTTTTAATTACACCTTTACTAGCTGCTGCATTCATAGCTTTGTTAGTAAGTTGTTTTACAAAAGGTGCATTCTCATGATATTTTTTAAATAATTCTTCAGCTTTATCTTTTGTTAGATCTAACTCATTCATAAGTTTAGCTTTACCCATACCATAGAAAAGACCTAAGTTAATTACTTTAGCTTGTGATCTAGGTATCTCTGCCATCTCAGCTACAATTTTGTGAAAGTCTGTATTAGGATCATTTTCATATGAATCTGCAATTGTATTAACAGAAGGTAATTCAAACTGTAATGAATAATGTGCTACAAGCCTTGGTTCCTGTTGCGAGTAATCAAACGTACCCCACTTGCAGCCTTCATCTGGAATAAATAAAGATCTAATCAAGGGTCCTGTTTCCGGATCCTTTGCAGGAATTTGTTGTAAGTTAGGATTAGAGTATGAGAATCTTCCAGTTACAGTTCCTCCGTCATCAGATCTAATTTGATTTATATCAGCATGAATTCTACCTTTGTGTTCATGTTTGATAATAGAATCTATAAAAGTAGTTCTGACCTTGTTTATTTTCCTAGCTTCTGCTATCATCCTAACCACTGGATGTTTATGATTCACAAGAAAGTTTTTAGTAAATGATGGTTCACCTGATTTCTCAGTTTTGGAATACTCTAAATTTAATTTATCAAAAAGTGGTGCAATGGTTCTTGCAGCCATTAACTGAATGTCTATTCCTGTTTCTATTTTTATTTGGTGGATTAAGTTTTCTTCTTTTAATGCTAATGCTGTCTTCAACGTATGAGCTTTTTGAACGTCTACTTTCACACCGTAAAACCTCATGTCAACAAGACATGGAAACAAATCAGTCTCCAGATTAAAAATTTTTTTTAAATCTTGTTCCGCCATTATTTTTTTTAACTGCTGCCAAAGTTCTAAAGTTAAAACTGCATCTTGTTCTGCATACGATCCAACTTCCATAGCTGGAAGTCTCCACATATCTGCCTTAGGATCTAATCCTCTTTCTTTAGCTGCCTTATTTAGTAAAGCTTCGTTCTTACCTTTACTTAAATATTTCCATGACATTGAATTCAATGTGTATGAGAATCTATTCTCATCAATTAAAGATGATGCAATCATAGTATCTACAAGTAAACCATTAATTTTTATACCTAAATTACGTATCCAAGATACGTCGTACATAGCATTATGAAATATTTTTGTAGCCGGACATTCACAAACTTTTGTAAACCAATCTATAACTTTTTTAGGATCTAAGTTAGGACCTGCTTCATGAGCAATTGGATAATAACCTTTCCAACCTTCTACGGCAACTGCTATACCTACAATCTCACCATTACCAATGATGGCTCCTGAACCCTTACTCTTTAAATCTGGATCTCTTGTCTCTAAGTCAATAGCAATTTCTTTATGCTTTGTTAGATCAGGAAATTCTTTAGGGAGTAACCATTCAGTTTGAGGTAAAATCATTTTTTATTAATGTCTTTCATTGTTTTAATCTGTAATTCACAATAATGAATTATTTTCTCAAGGTCTTGTATTCCCGCTTTGTTTTTATAGCGACAAACATATTTTATAACATTCCCCTGGAAAAAAGAAAGGTTGTTCTTAGATATAAATTCATACGGTTGTATATGAAATTTTTTATAATGTGATCCACCAATTTGTTTATCTTGTGGAAATGTACCTTCAAACATGTCTTTAGTTGTCATAACTGATATCCTTTACGTTTTATTTTTGCTTTTAATTTATATAGGTTATTTCTTGCTCTTGTGGTTCCTACGTACCAAACTCTATGTTCTTCATCTTGTTTGTTCTGACTCTTTTTAATTGCTTTAAGAATCTTATCTCCCATATCTAAACATAGAATTACATTATCTTCTTCTCCACCTTTGGCTGCATGTATAGTGGACAACCAAATTCTTGCTGGCTCATCTAAATTTTCTCCGTTGTCTAACATATTTTTTATATATAATTTTTCTTTCTCACCAGCTAATTTAAATGCATCATACCAATTTAACATATGATCCCACTGAACTTCTCCAGTGTATTCTTGGATATCTTTTATAACTTTATCTTCTAAAATTTTTCCTTTAGTCCATAGATCATAATTCATAGCTGACTTGTACAGAGATACTTTAAAACTCTTACCTTTGTTTGTTTCAAAGAATAAATTTTTCTTTTTTAATTCTTCATCTATTTTCATAAGCCTGGATATGGTTCTAGATAATATTAACCATTTACCTTGAGTTAAATCTACTTGACCTAAGTTAGCTATCTCATCAGATTCTCCAATAAAATCTCTAGGAAAATAGTTTTTATGCTTACGAATGCCCATAATTCTTTCAATAGGCTTCTCTGACTCTTGCTGGACCCTTAAAGAGATCCTTTTTGAGTACTTTAAAACCCTTTCTTTTGCAGGTTCTTTGATAAATCTCTCTACATCTGCACCAGCCCAAGCAAATATAGCTTGGTCATCATCTCCTGCTAAGTACATATCTTCTGTTTTTGTTTTTAATACATCGAATAGTTTCCACTGTAGTGGTGATAGATCTTGGGCTTCATCTATAAATATAGCTTTAAAAGTTGGAAAGTCAGGGTGATCTTTTTTCTTAATAGTTAGATCTACAATGTCATTAAAATCATATAATGATTTTTTTTCTTTATAGTTTTTTAAATTATCATTTATGTATTTTAAAGTAGCCCATTTAATATCTTTACCATTGTGTTCATTTAAATCGTATTCTTCTTCAATAGAAGTACATCTGTTAATAGATTTATGAATGATTTGAAAATAAGGATTGTCACAAGTTAAAAAATTTACTTCGTCTTTGTTATACTTGTCTGTGTATTTAACTTTTATATTTATTTTCTTACCAAAGTTTTCATAATGAAAGGGCTGCATTATATCTTGTTCTTTTAATTTTAAGAAATGAAAACAAAAAGCATGTAGAGTTTGGAAGTAAGGTAAGTTTTTATCATCAGAGGGCATTCTTTTTTTTGCTTCTCCAGCTGCTTTTCTACTGAAAGCAAAGTATCCTATTTTATGTAAAGGTATACCTGTCCTAGCATAAGCTTTAGCCCTACTAATTAATTTGTAGGTCTTACCAGTTCCTGGTGGTCCATAGTATTTATAAATCATTATATAATATCGTCTTCACTTTTAAACTCTACCATCTCATGAACGTCTTCATCTTTTTTAAAATACTTCAAAGGTATTCTTAAAGTTTTTAATGGTGGAAATATTTTACCTTTTGAATCTTTACCTGGAAATCTTTTACTGTGATCAAACTTAGCTTCATCCTCAGGTTTCTTACTTGGGAATAAATCTCTAATCATCAAAGATGTTTTTGCTGAAGACTCTTTCCATTCATAAGTTTTGATATCATCATAGAAAGATGTAAATAAAAAATAAGCATGATCATCATCTAACAAAGGTCTACCACTTTGAAATGAACTGTATTGTTTAGCTGCAGGTTCATTTAGATATCTATATAAATGATTTCTTAATATGTCAGATGGATTTGTACCTTCTGCTGGTTCGATAACATCTATTTTATTTCCTTCAAATAAAGATTTTATAATTTCATGAAAGTCATTACCTTTTATTTGAGGTGGAACTACATGAGCTTGCTCCATTATAACTGCTCTTAATTCTTTTTGACTTTCTATTTTATGAATATTTTTAGCATGTACTTGTTTAGTTTCTCCATTTTCTTTTTCTATTGTGAAATACCATTCAGGTGTAGGTTTTATATTTAATTTTTGTAATGCAGATAACATAGGCCATCTAGGTTTATTGTCAGATATGATTCCAAACTTTCTTTTTACACACACTGCTTTAACACATACAGGTGCTATTAAAGGATCATTACAAGTATGTCCTTTAGTATCTTTACTCCAACTTTTTACTTTTGCATTAACATGAATGTCTGTCCAGTTACTATCAAATTCAAAATACTTTCTTGCCGCTTCTATAATTTTCTCTTGCCACTTGTCTGGATATTTTTTTTTAGCAAACACCATGTAGTTATATAAAAATCTATCTCTACCATCTTTCATAACTTCTTTAGTTAGTATTCCTAAACATGGTGGACCATCATCAAACTCTTTGTCTCCACCGGTTAACTCATCTTTAACAATTCTCTCATTAATATTTTTTAATTGTTCTTTAGTTTGAGCATTAGCAATAACTACTTTGATAAACATATCTAAGTCCATCTCTTCTCCCGTAGGAAGTAATGCTCTTCTAGACATATTGTTGTAAGGTAAGTTTAAGAAGTTACCATTTGTTTTTTCTCCATCTGCATTCTCTCCAAGAGTAGTTTGCTTTGGAAAAATTTCTGTATTAATGGGTAGTTTGAATAAGAATAAAACCTGTTCCAAAAATTCCCTTATCTCTTTTGCCTTAACAAATTCAGTGGTGAACACATATAAATGTAGTCCACCACTTTTTGACAGGACAGGAATTATTGGGAGATTTTTCTCTTCAATAATTTTTAAATAAAATTGTCTATCTATTGGATACTTATCTACATCAATAGCACCGAATCTTGCTTTACCTTCATCAGTACAAGGTTGAATTCCAATAGATTTGTTTCCTTTTAGATGTTCTTGGTAATCTAATTCACTGACAGGAATACCAGACCATTCGTGTGGGTATCTTTTTTTACCTGTCTCTGCATCTATAAAACCTTCATTGGTTTTACAGACACCATAATTTCTTTTTAAGCCTTCAAAATATTTTGAATAATCTTTCATACAATCCTGTCAAAGTTTGTTTTTTTAAAAAGTGGCGATAGTCTCCCATCGCCACTTCCACTTGCAAATGTCCCTCAGAGGGATTAGATAATATCTTTTTTGGTTTTATCAGCTTCAACCTTTTCGTACTTAGGTTGCGTAGAACCTTTTGATACTTCAGCTTGTAGCTTTTGACCTGCTTGATATAACTCAGCATCTTTAGTTTCAGATACATTTAGCATCTTAACAAAAGAAGGCTTATACACATGCCAGTTCTTATCTCCCCAACTCTTACCTGCTGTTTTTAATTTAAACACAGCTGTAAAAGATGCAGGTTGAAATGAACCTTTGTCATCTTCCATTCTTAAATTTGAAATCATATCATTCAAATCTCTACCTGGAGTTAAGTTAGATGATCTCATAGGTATTACAGCAGATCTAGATCCATTTTCTAAAATAGCTATCACATAGAAATACATAGTCTTCTCTACATAATTACCATTAGATAATCTATATCTACCACCTTTTTCCTCAACAGCATCTGCTGGTGGGTTAAGGTGTGTACCTACTGGTGCAGCAGTACTATCTCCTCTTTCTTGCCATTCAGGGTACCTAGTTTGAAAGTGAGATACAATTATATCTAAACCTTTCTCACCGCTGACTAAGCTACCAAAACTGGATGCATAAATCATTCCAGGTTGAGCGCCATCAACATACTTTGCACTTCTTGAATTGCATTCTGGAGATAATTGATGAAGGATTTTTAAAATAGGTGTTGACCTATCACTTGATTGCATCTCTTCAGTTCCTTTACCAGAGTCTGCTCTTAGGTTGATTGTGGATAATGCTCCTGCATTATCTTTCTTAACGATTGTACTTTCTGTACTCATATATATCCTATTGGGTTATCGTTTAATGTTACTTACTTTTTATTTTAGTCTGACTTCCGTCAAACGTCCAAAATAGATCAGCAGGAATTTCTTTACCTTTGGTATGAACTTCCTCCATCACTACTCTTAAAGTGGACGGGTGAACCTTCTCTTCTTGAGTAGGTTCATAGCCCTGTCCCTTTGCAAGGGTAGCATATTCTGCAGCCTTGGTTTCCTCGTCACGACCGAATGATACTGTAATATTATTTTTTATAATATCACCCAAACCGTTGTCTCGAAGCCATTGTACGCACTCACCTTTTCTATCCGCTTTCATGGTGGTGCTGAAGATTTTTTTTACAGACAGTTCAGAACCATCTTGTAATTTTAAACTTTTTAGATTCATCTCTTCCATTAATTTTGGAATAACGATTGTACTAAAATGTTTCTCGTCTTCTTTTAAATCTTTTATTTTATCTTCGTTGGATTTTATCTGTTTTTGAATTGATACTAATTTCTCAACTTCTTCAGATAGTTTTTTTGGATCAATTATATTGCTCTGATCTGGAGCGTCTTCTCTTAAGTTAATTGACATATTATTTTTTCCTCGCTTTCATATCAAAGATATATAGGAGTTTTATAATTTTTGTCAATACTAGTTTTGAAAAATATTTATTTCGATCGGGTAATATGTTTTTTCTTGTCGGTCCCATTTAAGAAGCTTGTATTTTCCATTAGTTATATCTGAAACAACGGAACAAACAACACCAATAACTGCGGGATCGCCTGAGAGTAGTAAATAATCTTCAGGTTTGTAGTTCTTTAGAAGAGTTCTAAGTTTTAAAATTAATGGGCCAGGAGATAATATAATCTGTGAATACATAGGAAGCAGCGTCATTATGTCGCCATACTTAGAAGCCCCTAATACATTGTATTTAGGCTGTCCTGTGTCTCTGTCTACAGGAATCTCCTGTGTTAAATATACTTTGCTCATTGACTTTTTATTTTAACCACATATATATCATCTATAGAAAGAAAAGCAAATTATGAACTATAAATTTAAAACGAAGCCTTTTGAGCATCAGCTCAAAGCATTAGAAGAGTCTTGGGACAAAGAAAACTTCGCTTATTTCATGGAAATGGGTACAGGTAAATCTAAAGTATTATTAGATAATGCCGCTATTCTCTATGATAGAGGCGATATAAATGGTCTATTATTGATAGCACCTAAAGGTGTATATAAAAATTGGTATGACTCAGAAATTCCTACTCACTTACCAGATCATATAGAAAAAAAAGTAGTACTTTGGAAAACAACTGACAAGACAGTTAAACAAAGAAAAATTTTAAATACATTATTTGAAACTGGAACTGATCTACATATTTTAATTATGAATGTAGAAACTTTTTCTACAGGTGATGGTGCAGCTTTTGCAGCTAAATTTTTATCTTGTCACAAAGCAATGATTGCAATTGATGAGTCTACAACTATTAAAACTCCAACATCAAATAGAACTAAAAATATTTTAGCATTAAGAGACAGTGCAAAGTATAGAAGAATTTTAACAGGTTCTCCTGTTACTAAATCTCCATTAGATTTATTTAGTCAATGTGCCTTTCTTGATCCATGGCTCCTGGGGCATGATTCTTACTACACGTTTCGATCTAGATATGCCAACATGAGAAAGATTGAAGTCAATGGTAGAAGAATAGAAATTGTTACAGGCTACGTGAACCTGGGTGAACTGTCTGATAAGATAAAACCTTTCTCTAACAGAATATTAAAAGAAGATTGTTTAGATCTTCCAGAAAAAACTTTTGTTAAACATTATGTTGAACTAACTAAAGAACAAAAAACAGTTTACCAACAGATGAAAAAAGAAGCAGTAGCTTTCTTAGAAGGTAAGATGCAATCCTCTGCAACTGTTATGACTCAACTTATGAGACTACATCAAATTACTTGTGGTCATTTTACTTCTGATGATGGTACTATAAAAGATTTACCTTGCAGCAGGCTAAATGAATTAATGAGTATACTAGAAAATATAGAAGGTAAAACTATTATATGGTCTCACTACACTCATGATGTCAGAAGAATAATTAAAGAAATAAAAAAAGTATACGGTGAAGACTCTGTTGTTGATTACTATGGTGCAACAGACACTGATGCAAGATCTAAGAATATTAAAAAGTTTCAGAATGATGATGCTTGTAGATTTTTTGTAGGTACTACTCACACCGGTGGTTATGGTATTACACTTACTGCTGGAAGTAACATGGTTTATTTCTCTAATGGTTATGACCTTGAGAAACGTCAACAGTCAGAAGCTAGAATAGATCGTATAGGTCAAACACAAAAAATGACTTATATTGATATCATGGCTCAGGATACTATTGATGAAAGAATTGTAAAAGCTTTACGTAATAAAGTTAATATTGCTAATGCAATTATGGATGAAGATTTTAAAGAGTGGATCTAAATTTTATCAAGTAACATTAAAATAACACTGGCCATACCAGCTAATAAAGTACCTGCACAAACTAATAATATTTTTTCAATTCTATTAATTTGAATTTGTAAATTTTTAATATCAGTTTGAGTTTGTTTCTGCATTATTCTACAAAGTTTTTCGTGAGATTCTATTTTAATTAAAGCTAAATTTTTTACCATTGGAATATAACCCCCGCTACATTCAAACCCCGATAAGACCAGCTTATCAAACCTCCCAAATAATCCATTATGCTAAACCTCTTTGTCTTAATCTAATCATTTTTTCTTCTTGAGATAATAATGCGTTTTCTGTGTTGGTTAATCCCTCATTCAAAGGTTCCGTTGCTTGAGCCTTAACACTTGCTTGTATAACATTTTGGTTAGGCATTGGAGTCTGTGGTAACATTGGAGTTTGTACTTCTTGTTTGGTAATGTACTCATTAATATCAATTTGATCATCAAACTCTTCTTCTAAATTTAAATTTTGCATATCAAAATCTACTTCGGCTAATACAGTAGTTATATTATCCATGGATTCTGTAAAGGCGGTAGATTCTACATGTCCACCTACAGCAAAGTCTGCTCTAAATCTTTCATCAAAACCTAAAGCTTTAAGATCTCTTTTAATAGAATTTAAATCTCCTCTAGCTGATAAAAAAGCATTATCTTCACCTAAATTTAAAGATATTTCTTTAAATTTTTTAATAATATCTTTAGAAGGGTAGTAAGGTTCAAATCTTCCTTTATTCAAATTATTAAATGTTTTTCCACTTAATTGTCTTTCTTTAAATACTTTTCTTAGTTCAGAAGAACTATTACCTAACTCTTGAGCAGCTTCTAAATCTCTAAACATTTCTTTTTGAACTTCAAATCTAGCTTTATTAGATTTAATATATCTACTAACAACATCATTGTCATCTATAGAACCACCTTTTAACAGACCAAAAAATCCTCCTGTAAATTCTCTTCTAGCATTTCTTATTCCTGTTTGATAACCTGCAATTTTAAAATTCATTGCATCTAAGGGATCTATTTTAACAGGTCTAAATCCCATGAATCCTGCTAACTCTGGTCCTATTTCTAATTCATTTCCTCTTTTATCAGGTATTCCAAAAGAAGCTTGTCCTATTCTTAATCCTTGTTTGTAAGAAGGTGCTAAAGCATTACCTAAATGCATAAATTGAATAGCCATTTTATCTCCTAGTGGAGTTTGATCAGTATACAATTGTCTTCCTTCAGAAGTTCTTCCACCCCTTATAACTAAATCTGCCATAGCTTCTGTCCAAATAGATTCGGATATAAATGGATTCATAATTTCTCCACTTGCTTCACCTACCCCTGCAGTAAATCCTTCTAATAAAGTGTCTCCATTTTCTTGACCTTCTTGAATATTACTCATTAAAGTTCTAAATGGTCTAGCCATTAAATCGTAAGCATTACTTTTACTAAAATCTATATAGCTTAATTCGCCATCATCATCTCTAATTGGAACTAACGTAGAATTTTTAGACCAATCAGGAACAAATCTTCTCATCGCATCAATTTCATCTTCAGTTACATCGTACAAAGCTTTTGCTCCTTCAGTAACTGCAACAGGAACAGCAGTTAAAGTAGTGGCCATACCTGCAATTCTTTTCATTCCAGTTCCGTATGTTCCATTAGTAATAGCATTATTTTTAACTACTCTAGTACTTCCATCTTTTAATACTTCTGTAACTGTTAAACCTATATTACTTCCTTTAATTCTAACTACTCCCTCACCTTTTACATGTGAAAGTTCTTTAACACCTTGTCTAGCAATATTAGTAGTAGTTCTTATAATTTCAGATGGAAAAGACATAAAGTTACCAATAGGCAACAGTCTTGCAGTCTTAACTGCTTGTCCAACGTAAGCATAATTAGGTACTGTATTCTTAACAATTTCTGCAGCTTCTTGTTTTAATTTCCAAAGAGCTTCATTTCTTATAGGAATACCATTTTTTATTTTTTCAAAACCTTTAACTAAACCAATTGAATTTTCGTAAGCTTCTACAGTCATGTTTTTACTTTTAGCAGTGGCTTTAACTATTCTATCTAATTCTACAACAAAGTTAGTAATTTTAAAGGTATCATCTTCTGCCATATATTTACCTTGAAAAAATTCTCCTATTTTTTTAAATTTTTTGAACATTCTACTTAAACCATAATCATTATTTAATAAATTTTTTCCACCTGCAGAATCTTTAATCAAAGAAGTCATATCTCCTAATTGAACTTGTGAATTTGTTATACCTAATTCTAACATATCTCTATATGCTCTTTGATTAGCAGCAGTCCCTGCTTCCACTCCACCAAGTTTTAATAAACCAGATTCACCTATTCCTCTTCTAAAAGCTTTAGCAAATGTTTTTGGATTTTCTAATGCAAAAGGTATGATACCATTAGCTGCACTAAAAGCTCCTGCACTCATAAAATTTCTTATATGAGTTGGAATTGAAAAAATAGTTTTTGCCATTTGTGAAACACCTTTTGGAAACATTAATAAGTTTCTATAAAACCAACTAACTCCTGCTTCAGGACCACTCATTTTTTTATCCCCTCGTACAAAACCTTGAAAAGTTGTTGGAATATCATTTGCAAATTTTATAGCTTCACCTATTTCTTTAGTAGTCCATTTAGCATTTAAAGGATTTATAATATTTTTTGTAGCATCAATTTCACCTAAAATTTCACTCATTCTTACTACTTCTATTCCAGTTTCCCCAGAATTAACTGCTTCTTTTGCAGCGGCTTCATTTTTCCAAAAAAAACCTCTTCCACCTTTTGCTTGAACTTGATCATTTTTAAGAGATATTTGACCTATGTAATCTGCAGTTCTGGCTATGTTTGAAAGATTACTAATACCATTAAATAAAGTAAACCTAGGATCTTCTACTTGTCCAAATAATTGTTTAAGAGCTTGTTTTTCACTAGCTGATCCTTTTGATGTTGATTTTAAACCTATTTTAAAAACTTCTTTTGATCCACCTTTTTCCATTGTTTTAGATATATATTTAAAATCAGGTAAATCTTTTGGAGATTTTACTTTTTCTGCTTGTCTTAAAATATCATCTACAATTGATCTAGCTTCTTGTTCAGTTCTTGTTCCATTTTTTGTAAATACATTTATTGCATTTTTATATGATTCATCAGTAGGTTTATATTTTCTAAAAGCATTAAAGATATTACTTCTATGTTCAAAAATTTGATAAGTATGTCCTACATATTTATCTAATCTGTTTTTAAATAAATCTTTTAATTCATCTGAAGCACCTCTTTTAATTCCTTTAGAATTTTTATTAAGTATGTTTAAAAGAGTATTAAACTCTGCTCTACCCTCACTTAAAGAAGTTAACAAAGCTTCAGTTTGTTTTTTACCAATACCTTTTTGATTTAATTTACTTATTATATTAGCAAAAGCTTTTTCATCAATTCCTTTTGATAAATCTCCACTTACAAGTAAGTTATTTAATTCTTTGCTGAAAGATAATTTATCTATTCCTTTAGTTTTAACTGTTTTATCTGCTACTTCTTGAACAGTAGGGAAAAAAGAATCTGTAATTTTAGTTATATTAGATACAATCTCTTTAGCTCTATAAGTATCTTTAACTTTTAAACCTTGTTTTTCCATTTCTTTTGCAAATACTTCTGCTGGTAAGGCTCCTCTAGGACTAAAAGCAGCTCTAATATATTTATCTATCCATCTTTCAAATGCTGAATTACTATAAGCTAAATCGGCACCTCTGTTTGCTAAAAGTTTAGCTGTTTTACCTATGCCATAAGCTACAGGTGTTGCAAAAATAGATTCTCCACCAAATTTAAATCTATTCATTAATTTTCTAGCAGCATCATCGCTTCCGCTTAAACTAGAATCTCTATCTAATGAAGTAGGACCTTCAAACATATCTCCAAAAGTACCTATCGCATCATTGTCAACAACAAGAGTTTCCCCTGCGGCTCCTCCTAAAACAGCTGCTGCAAATCTAGGTTTTTTAAGTCCTTTATTTAATTTATTAACTTTGTCTAATGCTTCAGTTAAATTGTCTCTATTATAATTTTTTGAAACTTTAACTCCTTTGGAGGTTCCTTTAGTTAAAGGATTATTAGCTTTATAAAACTTATCTCCTTTTCCAAAATCTGCATAAGCTTTATTACGTTTTGCTTTTAAAGCTTTAGTAGTCATTTTTCTTGCAGCTGTACTAGCAACTTTAAATCCTATTCCTCCAGGAACAGCTATCTGCATTATAGCTTCAGTTAGTTTACCAATAGTATTTTCTTCAGCTATTTCTTCAAAAGGATTTATTTTATCAAAAAATTGTTCTACGTCTGCCGCAGTATTTGAATCCGCACCAAGATCTACTAACTCTGCTCCTAAGGATACAACACCTTCAGGTATTTTAATTAAACCTGATACAAGACCCGCACCAAAAGATTTATACCAACTTGTCTCATTATCACTTTCTGCTGAGTTTAAAGATGCAACGTATTCTGCCATTTAAAATCCTAATTGTCTGATTGTATCATTTTATAAGGGTTGTCTTTATCAAAACGATTTCCCTCTTGGTATGCCGACATCCCTGGTAAAATAGGTTTATAAGTTTGTTTTTTATTAATGCTTCCCCATAAAGATTCTGGAATTTCATATTTATCTATCATTTCTTGTCCTGTCATTGGAAATTCCATAACAGATCTAACTTCTGATAATTTTTCAAATACAGGTTTGTTATCAAAACCTACAGCTTGAGGTGTTAATTTAATAATTTCTTTATCCCCTTGGGATTCTTTTTCTACTACAATTTTTTCATTTTTTTGTTTAGTAGCTCCTGAACTTCCAGTTTCAAATACTTCTACTAAAGTATATCCACCTTCACCATCTTTTTGAACTTGATAAACTGTATTATCAACAGGATCATAATGAATAGAACCATCTCCTGCTCCCTTCTGTGCTTGTTTTTTAGCGTATTTAGTAGGATCTTTAAGCTGTGATTCCGTTAAAACAAAACCTATTTTACCTTGGTCTCTGTATTTTGTGTTGTTTCCATGTATCCAGTTAGCTTCATTTTCAGCTGTAGCATAACTCATGTTTCTATCTTCATCCATTGACTCAGCTATTCTTTTTGTAATCAAAGCTTTTTTATCATCTCCTAATCTTAAGTCTCTTTCAGAGGCAAGAATTTCTTTTTGTGATGCTGCTTTTTCCTTAATTAATGCAATTGCATCACTTTGATTGTTCTTTGCCATTTCAATTTCCCAAGCTTTGGCATCAGCGGCGCTGGCTTTACTAAGTACTGCAGCTTGTTGTGATAGCCAATCTTCTCTAGTAAGTTTTTCTTTTTGTTTTAAAGCTTCTTTAGCCCACTGTACACCTGTAGCTTTTTCACCATACAGCCTGTTATTCATATTTTCAGCCCATTTGTATTCTTTATCTTTTAAATCTACACCGTATTTATATTTTCTACCTTCTATTTTTTCTTGATTAGATAAAGACATTTCAGATGCAGTTAAACCTATTTCTCTTAAGTACTCTGCTTTTTTCTCTGCTTGTTCTATTAATTGTTTATTTGCTGGTCCTAATTTTGATATAGCGTCACCAAAAGATGTTGCTTTAGTTATTGCAGGTCCTGCTGTTAATAAGAAAGAAGTTAATGGATCCATTCCTCCATATTCTCCAGCACCTTCCATAATTTTATCTTTAAAATATTTAACATCTCTCTCTGGTCCAAAATCAGGTTTACTATATTCAGGCATTGTCATATCAGCTTGTGTAGTCAATACAGGAGAAGTGTCTTTAATTTCTTGTTCGTTAGGTTCATAAGGTACAAAAGAATTATTTTTATATTGTGTATTTAAATCTGCAGCTTCGTTTTTATATCTTTTAATTGGATCTGAAAATTGATTAGTGTCTCCTACAAAAGGATCTTCAGCATGCATAGATCTATCTACAATACCAGTCATGATGCCTGTTCCAACGTTCCCGCCTCTTCTGAACATAGGTCTTTTAAATACTTTACTCATGTTATCCTTTTGAAGGGTTNAATGCTCTGTATATTCCAGCNANCGTAGTACCTGTACCTAATAAATTAGCCATAGGACTTGCATTAGGAGTTACTTCTTGAACTGTTTTTCCAGGGTATCCTGCAATCAATCCTGTAACACCTGCACCGTATTGTTGAGCTGCTGTTAAACCTTGATTTAAATTTTGTGTAGCTAACTGCTGTTGTGCACTTAACTCTGCTTGTCTTTGTGTTTGTAGACCTGAACCTAAAGTTTGTAGACCAGCAATTTGTTGACCTTGTAAATTAGGAACTTGACTAGCTAAAGAAGTCTGTTGATTAAATTGATTCTGAGCTAAATTTTGAGCTTGATTAAATCCTTGACCTAATAATTGTGCTTGTAGTGCTGCTCTATTTAAATCTGATTGCGATTGGTATTCTGCTTCTCTTACACCTTGTCTTGCTCCACCAAATGCTCCAGCGTTATAAGCGTTTTGTGAAATTGAACCTATACCTTTTTGTGCTTGAATATCATAACCTTGTAAAGTTTGATCAATTACTTCTTGTTGATACGGAGACATATAAGGTTGATAACCTTGAGGTCCCGTTGCTGCTTGCGCTGCATTTAAAAAAGGTTGGTATGAACCTATACCTTGAGTAGCTTGTTTAACAGCTTCTTGTTGAAGTGGATCTTGTCCAGCTACAAATTGTGAACCATAAACCTTTGAGAGGTCTGCTGCTTTATAATCACCTACTGCTGTAGTTAAATCATTTAAATAACTTTTACCACCAGCTTCAATATATTCTGCGGGTAATACTCTTGTTTCATTTACGGCCATTATACTCTGCCTCCTTTTTCAAGCATTTTCATTTGATCATATAGACGTTGTGCACCTCTATTTACATCACCACCACCCATACCTCTAACAGCATCAGCAGTCATTACAAATTCGTTATTAGATAACATTGCTGGAACGTCATCTGCCTTTTCTTTTACACCAACTGGAGGAATAAATCCACCACTATCTCTTAAATCTAGCTCTTTTATACCTTCGCTATTAGTTCTTTGAGGAAGGCCCATGATCCCTGAGGCTTGATCCACGATCTCATCTGACCCGTAAGCATAACCTATTCTACCACCATTAGCTTTTTTAGGAAAATATTGATCAGCAAAAGATACTATATCCATTCCTGTACCTTCTTGACCACCAGCTTCAATATACATTTTAGTTACCATTGAATTATATTTAGTGTCTCCACCTAAAGTACCATTAGAAAAACCTATTCTACCACCGTTAGCTTTTCCAGGTTTAGTTTTTTCAACTCTTTTATAAGCTTCTTCAACCGCTTTACCAAATTCAAAACCCTCGTTATCCATAAGATCTATTACTATCTCACGTATTTTTGGATCTAAACTACCTTCATTAAAACCTATTCTACCACCATTGGCTCTTAATTCTTTTCGTTCTTCAGATATTTTTTTACTTAATCTCTCACTAGGCTCACCAAAGAAAGGCTTCATCATACTATCATATTGAGACTTACTAATGTCTCCTGCTTTATATGCTTTAGCTGCATTTTGTCCTACTAGATTAAATAAAGTTTTTGATCCTAAAGTGTTTTGAGAAGCTTTTTTATTTTTAGCTAAAAGATCTAATACTCTTTTACCATCACTTTCTCTTGGTTTAGCTTTAGGTAAAATTACAGGGTCACTACCACTTGCATAACCTATTCTACCACCATTAGCTCTATATTCTGCTGTGTTAGTTTGTACAAAGTTATCTACTTCTTCTTGTGTAGCGTTCTTATTTAAATTTGAATAGTACTGTCTTAAATATTGTTTCAATGCCTCAGGGTTTCCTTTTAATTCATTTAATTGTTCGTCTTCCATACCTCCGAAAGCTCCTCCAAGACCTAAGATACCAGCACCACCTAATAATTTTTGTGTACCAGATAAACCACCTATAAAATTTTTAGCTTTACCAAATAAACCCATGATTCCAGAACCACCCCCAAAACCAGATCCTGGTTGTGTCATTCCCATTTTACCAAGAATGGCACTTAATCCACCGCCGCCCATAAGAGCATTAGCACCGAAACCTAATATGGCTGCTTTACCTATAGGTGATTTTATAATACTTTTAACACCTTTACCTATGGATTTAA